ATAAAAAGAACCGAGGATTTGCATCTTCGGTTTTTTTATTGTACATTTGTTAAAAATGTTGTTATGAAAAATTTACAATTAGAATTAGCAGAGGCTACTTTAACTGATATTAAAGAATTGGTTAAAAAATATCCAAATGATATGGATTTAGGTAAACATGTGAGAAGTTATTTTCTTAATTTACCAGAATTATTAGAAAAATTAAGCGAAGAAATTTCTTCTAATAAGAACAAATATGATGAAGGGTTAAAATAAAATATTTAATGAAAACTTATAAATTAACATCAGAAATAGTTCCAAGTACATGTTGGTACAACAATGTTAGAAGTAACGTATCTACAAAAGAATGGGACTATTTAAGAAAAAAATCTTATGAAGCTGCTGGTAATGTGTGTGAAATATGTGGAGACACTGGTAAAAATCAAGGATTTAATCACAATGTAGAGTGTCATGAAATATGGGAATATAATGATGAAACTCTTACACAAACATTAATTGGTTTGATTTCTTTGTGTCCACATTGTCATAAAGTAAAACATCCAGGTCTTGCTCAAATAAAAGGTGAAACAGAAATAGTAATGTCACAATTAATGAAAGTTAATGAACTTACTAGAGTTCAAGCTATGGGTTATTTAGCGGAGTGTTTTGATTTATATCATATGCGTTCTGAACATGAATGGACATTAGATATTTCCTATTTAGAAAATACTTTAAAAGAATACAATGAAAAACCATGGTGGGATAAAATGGGTTGATTACCTTTCTAAACTATAAACCATATTCCAAACATCTGTTTTTGGGTTTTGTTTAAGATATTCATCACCTTTAGCCATAAGTGTTTTTAGTTTGTTCATACCAAAAGTATAGATGAATTGTGTGTTGTGTAGTTCTCTACCTCTATCAATCCATGTATCTTGTTCTGGGTCTTCACCATACATGCTGTCAAACCATTCCTCTTTATCCGTTGGATTAGTTCTAACTATTGGTTTCTTTTCTACATCGTTTCTGGAAGCAGAAGCAAATTTTTCCCATACATTCATAGCGTCAACACTCGTTGATGAATCATCTGACATTGTTATACCTTTTGGATATACGTATGTCATAACTAGTTCATATAACAATGGGCCATAACCTTTTTCAGCATAAGCACCATATATACCATACACATCACCTTGTGTTAACCCAAAACCAATATAACCCATTGGTTTAGCAATTTCTCTATCTTTATCTTTAATTATTTTTATTAGTAAAAATATATTATCTTCACTAATAAAGATAACAGCTAAATTAGCTGTGTCATTTATTGTGACTCTGGCTTCTAATAATTCATCGAAAATTTCACTTAGTTTCATACTAATAAATATCATATAAAACAAAAAAGGCTAACCTTCCGATTAGCCTTTTAAGTATATATAAGATTATGATTATCTTAATTCGTTTACGTTGAATGTAGGTACACCGTCAACACGAACATGTCCGTAGAATCTGTTGTTATTTATATTCTCTTATCCACAAATTAAATGGGATATAACCGTTATATAAATTAGTTTCTAATGCATCAGAATATGTATTAGTTGGTGTAATCACAATATTTGCATTAAATTCTAAATTTAATATTTCATTTTCATTGTTAAAATTTTTTATAATATCAGCAATTCTATGATGACCATCAATTAAAAATAACGAACCATCAAGCATTTTATAAACTTCTAATGGTCTTTTAGTCTTAGAAACATTATTTTTAATCTTAATCGATTTATTGAATGCATCATCCATATTATTTTTATTAATGTATAAATCGTTTAATTTAACTAAATTTTTATATTGGTCACCAATGTCATATAAATTTTCACGCAATAATTTTTTAATCATTTCTTTCATACTAATAAATATCATATAAAACAAAAAAGGCTAATCTTCCGACTAGCCTTTTAAGTTTATGTTTTGATTATCCTATCGATTATCTCAATTCGTTAGGGTTGAAAGTCATAACACCATCTACTCTCAAGTGACCGTAGAATCTGTTATTAACAACTTTCTTAGCGTAACGTGTCATGATACCTTTCACTGGAGCAAAGTTGAAAGGATTGTCACGGTACACTTGGTAACGTCCGCTTAAAGAACCGATTCTTTCAATACCCATGTTGTATTGGTCTTGCTCTGGGTTAGCATCAGATACGTGGAAGTATTCTAAATCATCAAATATCGCAGAAATTTCTGAAGATACAACGATGAAGTTAGCACCACCTCTTAACGTAGATTTATGGATTTGAGCAGAGATTTGGTTTAATTTAGTAATTAAAGTTTGGTTCCACTCTTTTTGTGTATATGGTGATGCAGCAGAAGAAGCTTTTCTCCATCCGTTGTAATCCCATCTTAATTGCCATGCAGCAGCTTTACGTAAATCTCTCAAGATTTCACGGTCAATCTCAGCAGCAACTTGTTCAGATAACATTGCAGTTAACTCAGCTTCAGCATCGATGTTGTGGAATGCACTAACGTCTTGCGCTAATTCTGGAGACCAAGTAGCTCTTAATTTTCTTTCTTCAACAGATACAACAACTTCATCTAATCTGAAAGATACTTCTCCCATTTCAGTTTCAAGTTCTAATGATGCATACTCAGCCCAAGCTGCGTTGAATGTGAATGCAGATACAGTAGTTGCAGAAGCACCAACGTAACCATCATAAGTAGCAGTACCAGCAGCAGCAGCACCAGTTCCAGCAGTTGTTCCAACTGGGTGAGACAAGTCTAAAGCTACGTATACATTACCTAATGTATCACATAATGAGTTATAATCTACAATACCTTTACCGTATTTTTGAGTTACTAATCTGAATGGTACAGATTTGTTAGCAACAGCAACAGCGTTACCGTCTTTATCTAAAATGTTAGCAGTAGTAACAATGTTTAATGATGCTAAGAAAGATTCTGTATCCATTTGGTTACCATCAGCACCAGTTAATACACCTTTTCCAGTTGAACTGAAACCAGAAATAGCTAAAATGATTTCTCTAACTGAACCATCAGTAGCAGTAGCTAATGTAGCAGAACCAGCAAGAACTGAGAATTCACCGTTAGTACCTAAAGCCATTTTAACTGGGTTAGAATGAGTTCTAATAGTTAAAGTACCTTTAGAATTATCAAATAAACCATCGTTATAGAAAATGTCATATAAGTTTTTAGCTTCCATTACTGTAGTAACACAAGTTCCAGCAGCTGGTAATACACATGAAGGCATACCAGTTGATGCGAATGATGTGTGAGCTGAGTAAGTTGTACCATAAACGTCTTGTGCGTAATCAGAACCAGCAGCACCAGTAGAATCTACACGGCTAGAAGTTTGTGGAACAAAGAAGAACAATTTACCAATTGGCATGTTCATTGCTTGTACAGACACGATGTCGTTAGCTAATAATTTAGAGAAAACACGTCTTACGATAGGGAAAACTACAGTTTCGAATGAACCAGAGTTTGTAGCTGTCGTAGTTTCAGTTAATAATGAAGACGCTTGGTTTTCATATAACTGAGCGATGTTTTCTTTTACGTGGCCTCTAAGACCCTCTAAGAATCCTAATGATTCCCATTTGTTTTGAGTTTCCAAACGGATAGCCTTCATGTGGTTTAATCCGATGTTCCCTACTTGTCCAGATGTTAATAAATGTGACATAATTGTTTTTTATTTTTTTGTTATAATGTTATTATCTTTTTTCAACTCTGTTAATCAAATCCATGATTCTCTTTGTTGATGGGTCAACATACGCTGTACTTTCGTTTAATTGTTTAGAAGTACTAGTAGCTGCCTCTTTAATGATTTTTTTCTCTACTGACTCTGCAATCGGTTTTCTTGTTTCCAATTCGCTTGCGATAGTTTTGTAAAGTCTTTTTGATTCTTTAAGGTTAGTAACCTCATCAAATCTTTTTATAATGTTTTGTTTTTCAGCTTTAGTTGTTGAATGTTCAGTAAGTATTTTTGTAACATAAGTTAAATTACTATTGAAAACAACTGTTTCAACTAACTTAGTTCTAAACTCTTTAAGAGCTGTTCTGAATTCAACATTCTCAGCTTTTAATTTTTTAGCTTCAGTTAATAAGCTGTTATATTTTTTTGCTGTTTCGGAAACTATTTGTTTAGCTTTTTGAACTTCTTGTAAAGGTTTTGGATGCTTAGAAGCAGCAGTGTATTTACCAGCTTTTTTTGCAGAACCTCTAGTCTGAGATAAATTTTCTTCTAATTCATCCTCTTCGTCAGACACTTCATCAGAAGCGATAATATCTTCTTCCTCTTCTTCGTCTTCTTCTTCGTCTTCATTAGATTCATCTTCGTCATCCATTTCGATATCGTATTCTACGTCATCAGTTTCATCACCTAACTCTTCTTCGTCTTCATCACCTAACTCTTCTTCGTCTTCAATGTCAAATTCTTCTTCGTCCTCAACGTCAAATTCTTCTTCGTCTTCAACGTCAAATTCTTCTTCGTCATCAACGTCAAATTCTTCTTCGTCATCAACATCAGAAAGTGAATCTAATTTTACAACATATTCACCAGGTTCTGTAATGTTTAAATGAAGTTCATCACCAACGATTTCGATTTCGTCATCACCACTTAATTTTTTGTAGATAGCGATAACATCATCATCTGATGCTCCAGTCATGTCGTATTCTTCTGGTGACTCTTCACCCATTCCTAAATCGTCTCCCATTTCAAGACCTTCTTCTTCTTCGTACACGCCTTCATTCATCTCGTCTTTTTCTTCAGATTCTTCTTCTTCAGATTCTTCTAAAGATTCGACTTCTTCTTCTTCGTAAATCTTTTCTTCTAAAGATTCTTTCACCACACTATCAATTTCTTCTTTCGCTACGGAACGAAGTATTTCTTTTGTGTTAGCATTGAGAGCATTTTGGATATTTGTGATATCTAATAATGCTTCTTCAAGTATTGATTTTTTTTCTGCCATTTTATGTTAATTTAATATTTTTTATAATAGCTAATATTGAGATTGTTCTCATTTGTTAATAAATATGTGTGTTTTAACGAAAAACCATTTTTTTTATAAAAAAAATATTATTCAGATAAAAATTTATCTAAATCATCTAATAAGTTTTCTTTTAATAATGGCTTTTTCTTTTCAACATTTTCCACATAAGGTCTAAGCTCTTCAGCACTTCTACCAATCCACGCATCTGGTGTTGATGGTGCTGTTACAACATCCCAACAAATTATTTCAAAATCATCTTGTACAATTTGCTCACCATTCTTACCTTCTTTAAGTGAACCAACACCACGAGAAGAAACACCAATTTTAATTCTGTTTCTTAACATGTTGGCAACATCATCACCTTTACATGATATAATACCATAATTAACAAACCCAGGACTCATAATGATTTCCATCTTACCCATAAGTGTATGACCTTCCCACCATGTTTCAATAATATTGTGTGATATTCTATCACCAGCGATAATAGAACTTTCTGGGTGGTCCAATTCACCTACAGCTCTACGCTCACGTATAGCTTCTTGATAAATTTTGTCTTGTGATTTAAGTACCACTTCTGGATATACTCTACCGTTTCTATTTAGGATACCGTATTTTTGTAATACCACATAAACGATAAGAGGTTCGGCAATAACTAATTTGCCAGTTTCTAATTTTTTTATTTCGTTAATAAAAGGTTGGTTTCTTGGCTCGTCTGGACTAATATACCCAGCATCGTGTTCAATTAAATAACCAAAACCAGCTTGACCACGTTTAAGTACCTTTATATTGTTATAATTTATATCCATAATTAACTTGCTTATAGATATAAATATGTTATGTAAATAAAAAAAGCCCCATATGGGGCTTTATTTAATTTTTTTTCTTGTTAAATTCAAAAATTTTATTATTTTCGAAGACGTTTTTGACTAAATTATCAGTTAACCATTCTAACTTGTCCTTCATGTATGTTGTTGTTATCGAATATTCGTTGTATAAATACAATGTAATCTCACAACTCATAAAACTTCTTTTACCATATCTTATCCCAGATTCTCTAATATCTAAATCCACAATAGTTCTGTTTTTATCAAACAATGAATCAGAATCTTCAGATAATGTATTAAATAAGTTTTGTCTTATTTTTTTATTTAAACCTCTAATACTTGAGGTGTAACTTAATTCATCTTCTTCTTTGGGTTGGGCCCATGAAGAAATGTTAATATAAATTGCTTTAGGGTTTTTATTATTAACGCTACCAAATGTCACGTTATAATTTTTAAATTTGTTGGTTTTTATCTCTTTTCCAGTTTTCATATATTTTTTTATTAAGTATAAGAAAAATCCTGGATAAAGTCAATACCCTTAATTACTCTTTAAAGATGCTCTCAACTCAACTAATTTAGAAATATTTTTAGGGTAATTTTCATCTATTTCTTGTTTGTCGTTTAGTAATTTATCTTTAACTCTAAGCAATCTGTCTTTTGTGTCCAAATCCGATTCAACTAATTTTTCATTTATCAAATCAATGCACTCTCTAATAGTATTTGCATAAACTTCTTTTTTCTTATCAGAATCTGAATCAATAAGTGATTTAAGTATTTCTTTTTCTGACTCATCTAATGTTGAATATTTCTCGTTATATTTTTCAACCATTATTTTAGATACAACACTATTTGGTAGACCATATCCTTCTTTACCCTCTTTAACGATATTGTTCATTATATAATTAACAACATATGATTTAGCCTCAACTATTGTATCGATAGTTTTAGGTGTTTTACTAGTACATAATAAAACTGAAATGTTTTCATGTAATTCTTTTTTATCATAATCATTATCAAACTCAAAAATAATTCCCTCAACTAATTTTTGATTAGCTTTCATTATTTCAGTTTTGTTGTATTTTGATAAAATACCTAAAGATTCCTCAAGAAAAGTTTTAGCTTTGCTCTCGTTTGGTTCTATTTTGTTTTCTATTAAATCATAAACTAAAAATTGATTTTTTAAAATCTCGTTTTCTTTTATAGTTTTAACATAAGATTTAAATAAATCTTTTTTATCTTTGCTTTTAGTAACAACGCTTTCAACAAGTACCTCATTGTATGCGTTTTTTATTTTACCAAAATTTTTAACAGTGTTTGTAATATCTATTTTAGCCATTTTAATTTTTTATTATAAATATCTTACGTAAAATAAAAAAAGATTATTCCTCTAACATTTTATCGATGTCATCAATAATATTATCTATCTCTTTATTTATTTTAAGGTTTTTATCATATATTTTAATCTGCTCAACTTTTTTTGTGTTATCTGGCTTTATAGTTTCAACCAATACATCAACAAATCTATTTTGATAGATTTTATTTTTTTGTTTTTGAGCATTATTTAGTTGGATTTTTCTTTCAGTTAATAATTTCTCTACCTTTTTAATTGATTCAGCAATAGGCTCCTCAGCACCAGCAGCGGCTTCAATTGCACCACCTTCAGCACCACCTTCAGCACCAGCCTCAGCACCGCCTTCAGCACCAGCCTCAGCACCAGCTTCACCGCCTTCAGCACCAGCTTCACCTTCACCACCACCAAAATCTAAATCTTCACCACCTAGGCCACCACCTCCGAAGCCACCGCCACCGAAGCCACCGCCACCGCCTCCAGTAGCACCACCTTCAGCACCACCTTCACCGCCTTCAGCACCAGCACCACCATTAAGTGCTGCTTGAAAATCACCATATAATCTATCAACTGTGTCAAACATACCAGTATGTTTAATAACAGCAGCCGTATTCGCCAATTCAGCAGAAGCCGCTTTTTCCATACGTTGTTCAAGTAAATCTTGTTTAATTTCATCATCAGACCATCCTAATATTTCTCTATGAGCACGTGTCCATGACATAGCACCAAATCCATTACCAATATCAGCAACAGCGTCTTTAAGTGCTGTGATTTTAAGTTGTAAATGTTCAACTTTAAGCATTTCAGCTTGTGTTGATGGGTTATTAAGTGTTAAACTAAAATTATCTAATTCATCTTCAAAACCTAGTAAATATAAATGGATAATTGCAATTTTATTTAATTCTTGTAATATAGATTGTTGTATTCTATTTATAGTTCTAGAAAAACGAATATCTTGTAATGCTAAGTTTTTACCTTCACCAGTAGCCTCCTCAAAACCTAAAAATGGTTTAGGTACACGTAATGCTGTAAATAAATTACTTCTTAGATATTCAATATCTGCAATTTGGTCAAGATTCGCTGCACCAGGCAATGTATCAATTGGGCTTGGTGCCGATTCATCCCTAACTGGTATAAAGTAATCTTGGTCATTTGCTAATTGATTGTAACGTAAATCAATTTGACCAGTTTGTGGGTCTATAATTGGCATACGTTTAAATCTATCAGCAATTGTATTAACATATTGTTCAACATCAGCGTCATCGATGTTACCGACATATATTTTATATATTCTTCTTTCTGGGGCCCTTGTAACACGATAAACAAGCATAGAATCCTCAGATAACAAAAGTTGCTTCCATATACGTCTAGCTTTTTCTAATACTGATGTACCGTATGGTAATCTTCTATCATCACCTAATAATCTGAAATGAGCAATTTGCCATGAATTAAATTCAATATCACGACCTCTCCAGAAAAATTTTACTTTATCACCAGAAGATGTTTCTTCTGTTGGTTTTTCACGACCAGTCACCATATCAAATAAACCGCTCTCTCTTCTTTCCATTTCATAGTTTGGCATCTGTTTAGCACCTATAATACCATTTGAACCATCTATATTTAAAAAAACAAAGTTATCACCGTATTTACATGTATTTCTCGTCCACATTGGACAAGAAGTGTGAAAATCTAATCTATTAAAGAACAAATCTTCCAATATTGATTTAACCCTTTTACTATCAGAATAAATGTTAAGCATTTTACCTTGATTATTAAGAGTTGTTGATTCTTCCATCATCACATCTAACGCAGCTGCAATTGTTGGGTAAAACTCCATAGCTTCAAAATCCGAATAAGAACCTATACGAGTTGTTTCATAATTAATTGATTGTTGAAATAACCCATTCTCAACTTTTTTCCAAACTTGACCTAAGTATTTGTTTTGTTGTGCTTGTAATTTAGCTGTTTCATAATCAGCTTTGTTATCTGTTTTTAATAATTCACCACTACCGATGTTATATCTTTGTACCGAAGGTTGTTGTTTTGGTTTAATACCATCTGGACTAATTACTTGTCCTAACCTTTGGAATATCGTTAAATTTTGTTTAGCCATTTTTTATTTTTATTAAAATATAATAAATTATTTAATAATTTAAAGTGTTATTCAGCATAATCACATTCGACATATGCATATTTTGCTATCCTATCATCAACAATTGCTAATTCATATACATAAGTAGTTATAAAATCTTCACCTTGTGACCCAGCTACAGCATCACAATACACATCACGTGTAATTCTATTAACGTCAGTTTTTTTAGCCACTTGATTTGGAAGTGGTTTCCATCTAAATACTGTACTACCAGAGTTTTTATTTAAATAAAAATCTTTGTTTACTTGTTTACCTATACCCATTTTATTATTAATTATCTCATTTTTCCAAACAACCAAGCATACTCACCTCTAGGGTCTTGTACATTTTTATATGCAACATGGTCTGGATTTATTTTTGTTTCTTTTTGTTTTGTTACTGGATTAATTACAGTTTTTGTTGGTGCTGTTGTAGTAGATGTCATCCAACTAGAAAGGATAGCCTTTGTTTGTTTTTCTAATCTTTCTAAATTCTTAAATGAATGTTCCATCACCCATAAACACATCGCTAATGACATAAGTAAATCATCATGGTAACCTTCCATGTGGTCTGGTCTACCATTTTTGTAAATAAATGTTTTCATTTCTGAAATCATTCTACTTGAACGAATTTTAACACCATTTGTTCTAATTTTATATTCCAAGTTGGAAATCATTGGTAGTCGCACATTTGTTGCGTGGAAACCTGGTATTTTGTTTTGTTTATTATAAGATGTTAATTCTCTTTGTCTAGCTGATAATATCTTACCGCTTGAATCATCATAATGTAAATGTTTATATTCAAATTCCAACAGTTTTAACACAGTTGATACACCCATTCCACCAGTTACATCGACAACAGTATAAGCTTTGTATAAATCACCATATTCTTCAACTATTTGAGCTAGTAAATCTGGTTGTATCTTACCTTGATATTCCATCACTTGTTCCATAGTTGTAAAATCAATGATAACAATAGTTGATGAGTCTTCTCCATCACCTCTGGAAACGTCAACCCCCATAATGTATTGGTGGTTTTCTTGAGGTTCTTCCCAAATCCAAATCTCTTGTTCTAAACCACTAGTGTATTTTGGTTCTTTAACATTATTTTTATCGTGAAAATCAATATATTCTTCGTTAATTACGTTACCCCCAGAACCAATAAACGATACATCAAGCTCTTGTGCAATCATTTTAGCATCGTTGTTCATACCTCTACACATTTCTTCATACCATGAAGAAGTGGGTTTCCAACCTTCGGCTATACGAGCATTATAAGATGCAAATGTAAATTCATATTCTGGTTCTACATCATCACCTTTTAACCACCTTAAATCTTTATTATAACGTAAATCTTCATACCATTTCATTTCAATGATATTGAAGTTATTCTTTTTGTTTCTAGCTTGGTCGTATGTTTTATAATACAACGCATCCATACCGTTAGGTGTTGAAATAAGAGTTGCACGTCCACCAGTACCTAACGCTGTAAGAGCAGCACCAAATACCTCAGCACCGTTATCAATATATGCTGCCTCATCCATAATAAGAAATGTTGGTGTAAAACCCCTTAATGCATCTTTTGATGTGGCAACCGCTTTTACACGACTACCGTTAGGTAATTTAATTTCTTTTTTAGAGTCTGTAAGGAATATTGATTTACTTTCATTTTTAGCGTTGCCATAATATTCATGACCCCACACCCATCTAGGTAATTGACCTAAAAAGTCTTTAATTTTAGCCAAGAACTCGAAAGCTAACTCTTGCTTATTGGCAATGATTAGAATCGCTTCTGGGTTATCTTTATCTGCAAAACCAACTTTTATTGACATATATGCGGCTGTTGTTGTTGATACACCAGCTTGTCTAGGTTTGGTTACAATATTAAAACGATGTTTTTCGTAAGCTGAAATAATCTCTTTTTGTCTTGGGAATAATCTAAAAGGAACAAAACCCTCTTGGGTTTTATCAAATGTTTCCAAATATGTTTCAATAGCATATATTGGGTTTTGTAAACATCTAGCATATTCCTTAAATATCTCTTGTACTGTCAGCATAATTATTATTCTTTTTATTAATAAATATGCTGAAATCAAGTAAAAACGTTTATTTCAAATAACAAAGGGCCCATATGGACCCTTTATCGTTATAATATTTTATTTAATGTTAAAATAATTCATCAAAATTAAACCCATCATCATCATCGGAATCATCATCGGAATCATCATCATCTGAACCACGCATAAGTTCTTCAAAATCAAAACCTTTATTATCGGAATAACCAACGGAATTTTCTTGATTATAACTATCAATTTCGTTCATAGCTTCATAATATTCTTCTTCTGTAAGTTCTTGTCTAACTTGATTTGCTATTTCTTTTACTATGGTTTTACCTTCTTTGGTATTAGCCATTATTTCTCTCATTTTTACGTTGAACTCATCAACTGGTAACGCAGCTAATTCACTATATATGTGGTGTTTCAATTCAAAATCATCTGGTTCGATAGCGTTTGTGAATCTACCCCAAAGACCAGGACCCAATCTCATATCCCATGGTTCAGCCGCTAAGAAATCAGCTTGACCAATAACGAATTCACCAGTTTTTCTATCTTTTGGTAAACCATGTGCTGACAATAATTCCATTACTCCTTTAACTAATTCGTGAATAAGAACTGGAAACACCATAGCTTGTGCGTATATAACTGCCTTTGGATTTGACGGTGTTGGGAATTGTACCCTAACAACACCACCACTAACGCCATTTTCCATATTAGGTATAACGTAATACATATAGTCAGCAGCCGCCATCATTTTAGAGTATTTGTTAGCCAAACGTGGTTCAATATCTGTTAATTCATCGTCAACCATATGAAACATGTGACTACACTTTTTAGCGGCACCTTGTGTCATTGCGTTAAGAAATCTACGTTTGTAAACTTCTTTGTTTGCATTAATCATAGCATCGTGATTATCAAATTCTGTTTCAACTCTAATTGGTTTAGGGTTTGTCTTAGTACCTTGCATGTTAATATTGTCTGTCAATTCAGCATGAATTTCAACAACATCCTCACCCATATTATACTCTTCTCTAATCATTTTAATGGCCAATTCAACAAGGTCTTTTCTATGTTTAGTTTCTAACCCAATTGTTTCGTAAACCAAAGGCATCATGTTAGACACAAGATTTCTATTATCAATTGAATCACATTCAAAAGCTCTTTTGTATCTGTTAACCACTTCAGTAAATCTTTCACCCATAACCGATTCTTCAAAAGTGCTATCTTGGTCTTCTGGGAATATAGGGTGTTTACCTAAAGAATGTTTTCTTTCTCTCAAATCGTTTTCTAATTGAGGGTTCATTCTTTCGGTTAATCCTTCTGGATATAATACACTTTCGTTTAATGGTTTAACATTACCTACTTGTTTACCCAATTTAGATTTTCTTAATGCTTCTTCAGCTATTTTTTTATAATCAGCCATTATTTTATATCTTTTACTTTTATTGTTTTTATAACGTTTTTCTTTTCTTTTAAACCTTCCTTTACTGGTGTTTGTGTTTTTGCAATATTTTTAATACTACTTATAATCGTAGATATTTTATTCTCTGGAACACCAATACGTTCAGCAAACGTAGCCAATACAATAGCTTTTCCTTTATCACTACCTTGACTAACTTTATCGATAAGGGTTTTAATTACATCGAATTCATCTAATTTTTTTACAAAAATTTTAGCTGAACCAGTTAATTTATCTTCATCATCAGCTAACCCAGCACCTTGACCTTGATTATTAGAATTTTGAGCTGGTTCCAAATTAGCTTGGTCCATACCTAATTCATTTAAACGATTACGTTTACCAAATAATGTTTCAAGTTTATATTTTTTGAATCTTGGTGTTGACATATACTCTTCATCTTTCATTTTACCACAAGATAACATCTCATCAATAGTCTTGAATTTCTTAACTTCATTTGTTTTTTTATTCACAAAGAAATGTTTATATCCTTCATATGTTTCATCTTTAGATTCAATTTTGGTATTTTCCATTTCAAATCTTTCTTTCATTGGTAATGCAACTTTTTGTTCAAATTCGTCCACACTGTATATAATATTATTACCTAAATCATCCATATCGTCTAAACAATAAACAGCCATATCAACATTACCATCTGGGTATACACCTCTAACCATTTGATAATTTTTATCAGCAATAGTAAAAGGTTGTGATACCTTACCAGTGTTAACATCTTTAACGTTAGACAAATACTTAATGGTTGCTTTATCTTGTGGTGCAATAACTGCTTCTGGTTCTAGTGTGTTTAATTTATTTGAACTACTAGAATCACCAAACATAGATTCTTGTATTTTATTTTTGTTTTTCATGATTATGTTTATTATATTGTAATATTAGGTCTTTTTCGTATAGTTTTGATTCAACCACATCCATAGGTTCACCAAATTTAAAACAAATCCTTTTTTCTGGATAAGAATCATAAGCGTTTATGTTTTCCCATGCCAACGCAATAACCTCATCCACAGCATCCCAAACAGCAAATGTATCACTATCTTGAACTACATCAAACTTAATTTCTGACTCCAATCTACCAACTTTTTTGATGAAATGGTCATGAGGTGCTGAAGGTCTTCCAGATGCTGGAAAAGTATCCCAATCATCACCATCAATGTTTTCAGTAGTGTCAGAAAAGATAAATTCATACAAGTAATTTTCCTTGTAATCTTTACCTATTTTATTGACATATATTAAAAACAAATCTTTCATTATATATTAGCTTTTGGGTCTGGTGTTACTTCTGGCATAGGAAGAAATGGTTTGTTTCTTCTACTCGGAGAAATATTAGGTTGTACTTCATTTGGTTTAGGTTCAACCTTTGGTTTTGGTGTCACTTGTGGCTCAATCATTGGTTCAGCATCATCATGGCCGAAAGTTTCATATAATTTCATAGATAAATAATTTTTATCAAATATACTAAATTCTTCTGACAAATTCAAGTTTTCATTATTAGTTTTTTTACCCCACTTTTTACCTTTACCTCTGGTACCACAAGATGCTGGTGTTGGTCTACAT